GAGGGACGCGACGATTGATTGCACAATGGATGATTTGCCCACACCGAATGCACCCCAGAGAAACACGGGGCGTACCTTGTGAGGAATAAGCGACTCGACAATGGTGGCCGCTTGGTTCAGTGACACGGTAGCAATGTTTGAATATTGCATGGTTTATTACTCCTAGTAATTGTGGCGGATTCCACAGACCCCGAAGGGTTTCGGCTGATATCCAATCAGCAGCTCGTCAGTGTGGGCGATGCTCTCGGCGCTTTAGTTCAGAGAAGCAATAAAGGATTTCATCCTGATACTGTCCGGCCTTGGGGTTATCAGGCATTGCAGCTAGAGCCTGACGGCAGTCTTCGATGACGTACCGTAATGAATGAGTGCTGCGCTTCTTGCAGTCTCTGATGTAGTCGCTGTGCCAGTTGCTATAGTCCATCTTGATTCTCCTCAGTGTAGATTTTTGATTAGGTATTGGATGCGGCGGGCTTCTTGCCAGAGTAACGCGCACTCATTGGATGTGTAGCGGGTTTGACCCGATAACTCTAACGCGACAATCTTCGGCGTTATTTCGTTTAGTTGATGGTTAAGTTCTGTCTTGTTCATGGTGTTACTCCTTTATGTTTCGGCCTGCTGGGCCTCGTCAGTGCATCAGCATCAGATGCAGACATAAATGAGCATTGAGTGACCGCCGCCCCGCCGACATTATCCTGTGCCGTTCAGTTCCCCTCAGCTCCGGTCTTACCGTCGACCACCTGCAGTACAGTGGCTCACTTCACTGGGGTAGGGCTCTCGCCCCGCAGGATTTAGCGGTATCGCTGGGCTCCTCGTCGCCGGTGTCGCTGTTCGATTCTGGATACAACTGAAACGAAACTGAACAATAAACTAATGACAAGTGACATGCAACACCTATTGAATGATTAATGACAACTAGCCACGAATATATTGAGGAGCAGGGATTTGTTAGGGGTGGGGGGTAGGCTGCCAATAGCAGTGTTATTAAAACCAGTGGTACACAGAACACAGCAGTCGGGGGCATTATCCGGATTTAGCCCCAGCCACTTGAGTTGTTTTTTTTGCATAAGTAGAAGCAAGACTTTAGGTGTGTCATAAGTCATTGATATATAAGGTATCTTCTCTGTAGGACGTTTTCTGTCATTACTTGACCAATGGCTAGGGGTAATCCTAAAACGCCTCAGAGGGGCTCAGAATGCGTCTAATCGCTGTCAAGTATTTTGTGATAAATATTTAAATCGCAAGGCACAAAGCATGTCGAATGTCAACGTTGACAGGTCATAGCTTTGTGTGCAGGGGGTTTGCCGTTCGATAGAATCCGGCAATCAATCACTGAAGGATGAATAGACATGGCCGCTAAAGACATGACTCCCAAACAACTGCATTTCTGTCGATGCGTAGCGTCAGGTATGACCCAAGCAGACGCATACAGGGAGGCATACGAGCCCAGTGACTCAACTACGGCTGCGAGCATCCACACGCTAGCGTCAAGGCTAATGGGTCAGGTTGAGATTAGGTCAAGGGTGGATACGCTAATCGCTGCTAGAGAGCGTGCTGTTGCAGCTTCTGCCCTCTCTGACAGAGAGAAGGTTCTAAGCAAGCTGCGCGGCTGGATGGATTCCGCAGAGCCGACTGACTCAACCAAGCTGAGAGCGGCTGAGCTGCTCGGTAAAGCTGCTGGCCTGTTCACTACCGAGGTCAACGTGACCACCAAAGAGCGGGATGCATCGGAGGTGGCTGCTGAGTTGGAGCAGAGACTGGCAGGCCTGAGCTGGGAGGGTGTCGATGCTACTCATGGGCCCGATGCCGGCGACGACATCCACTGAGCCCACGCACTCGCATTGCGTTGACGCATGCATAGGCGCATTTGCCCACGCACGCACCTTCCCCGCCATGACCCCCACCCCCCCTGAGCGCACGGCGTGCATACACATACATATACATAGTAATACGCTCAAATAATTACCCTTTTTTCTGTCAGAAAACATGTCACATGTAATTTGTCACCCCTTTTGTTTTCAACTTTTGCATTGGGAGTCCCATGCCCTAAAAAAATTTTGCAAATTTTTGGCTTACTTATTTGACTTATCTGTCAAGGGGGGGCAATATGCTATAATCAAAGTGACAACTGCGTACTAAGTAGTCTACTAAGTCAAAGTAGGCTATGTCGTTTCCCTTGAAGGGAACGACAGTAAGTAGGCAATATCTTAGAAGTCTGCTTTTAAGTAGCCTGCTAAGACTAAGTAGACTACTAAGACTAAGTAGAGGGCTAAGTTTTAAGTATGGCTATAGAAGATCGAATAGATCCTAATCTTTTAAAAAACATTGATAAGCTACCAGTTAAGGATCAAGAAGAAATTCTTATTCTTTTGGAAGAGCTAGAAGATGCTGAAAAAAAAGAAAAGGCTAGGAATACCTTCATAGGGTTTGTCAATAAGGTTTGGCCGGCTTTTATTGAAGGGCGGCATCATAAGATCATGGCCAATGCTTTTGAACGTGTTGCCAAAGGAGAACTTAAAAGACTTATTGTTAATATGCCGCCAAGGCATACCAAGTCTGAGTTTGCATCGTTCTTATTGCCCGCATGGTTTTTGGGCAACTATCCTGAAAAGAAAATAATTCAAACCGCTCACACCGCAGAATTATCTGTTGGTTTTGGGCGTAAAGTTAGAAACCTTGTAGACAGTGATGACTATAAGTCTATATTTCCGAATGTGCTGTTGAGGTCTGACTCCAAGGCCGCTGGTCGATGGAGTACCAACAAAGGTGGCGAATACTTCGCTATTGGTGTTGGAGGTGCAGTTACAGGTAAAGGCGCGGATCTTCTTGTTATCGACGACCCTCATAGTGAGCAAGAAGGTCAAAGCTCTGACCCTTCCGTCTTTGACCGTGTATATGACTGGTATACATCTGGGCCTCGACAGCGCCTCCAACCCGGAGGATCGATAATTGTTGTTATGACTCGTTGGCATAAACGGGACTTAACAGGACAAATACTAAAATCATCCCTGCAAAGAGCAGGATCAGATGAATGGGAGCTTATAGAGTTTCCTGCTTTAATGCCGTCAGATGAGCCGCTTTGGCCTGAGTTCTGGCCTAAAGACGAACTAGAGGCTTTAAGAAACGAGCTACCTGCTCCAAAATGGAACGCCCAGTACCAACAAAACCCAACCTCAGAAGAGGGCGCGTTAGTTAAAAGAGACTGGTGGAGGACTTGGGAAAAAGACAATCCTCCGATGTGCGAGTTTATTATCCAATCTTGGGATACAGCATTTCTTAAAACACAAAGATCTGACTTTTCGGCATGTACAACGTGGGGAGTTTTTTATCACTCAGACAGCTCAGGTATTGAACAGCCAAATATTATTCTTCTGGATGCACATAAAGAAAGGCTAGAGTTTCCAGAGCTTAAGAAAAAAGCTTATGAAATGTGGGTTGATTGGCAACCTGATGCCTTTATCGTAGAAGCCAAAGCAGCAGGAACGCCCCTAATATTTGAATTAAGATCAATGGGCATTCCGGTTTCTGAGTATACTCCGTCCAGAGGCAACGATAAGATTTCTAGGGTAAACGCTGTATCAGATCTTTTTGCGTCCGGTATTGTTTGGGCACCTGAGTTAAGGTTCGCAGAAGAAGTTATTGAAGAGTTTGCTGCATTTCCAGCAGGGGAACATGATGACCTTGTTGACTCCTCTACGCAGGCATTGCTTAGGTTTAGACAGGGCGGATTCCTGAAGCTAAACAGCGATGAGGAAGACGAACCGTTTTATCCCAAAAAGGCTATCTACTACTAATGGCGTTCTTGCAGAGCAATATTCCCTACTTTAAATGTTGGGTTAGACGAGAGTACACCCATAACAACCAGAAGTATCATGGCGAGTTTTTGCATGCAATGGCTGTAGCTGTTACAACAATGCCAAAGAGATGCTTAAGTTTTCAGGTTATTTTTACTGGCGCTGAAACTTACGATGATGAAGAACAACAAAATGTTCATGGCGGAGCGATGTGGGCTAGAATGCCTATTACCGCTTTGGTGGGCGACACTCCTTTTGAAGAGTGGCCCAATGAATTACCCGTATGGGCGGCACAACCTTGGGATTGTATGTCGCATACTCATGCAGTTTATCAGATAGAAAGAGCAAGCCCAGCGCCTTGGTTTGCTAAAGTAGATGGAGAGTTTTACCCAGCAAAGTATTACTTTACTGTAGACTACACAGATAATGAGGTGGCGGATGATCCAGCTCAGCATAAACAAAGCCATGTGCTAGAGTTGCTTAATGCTGGCGAGTACACGGGAAATATTGTTGCCCTGCCTAATAATAGAGTAAGGGTGACGCATCCAGCTTGGTTTGAAACTGGAGTTGGCGCTCCAGACTTTAGGCCTAATCAACGAACCTACAACTCAAAAGATGATGTAGAGTATATTCATGACACAAAGCGGGTTTTTGACAACCTGTACAGTGAGGATTAAATGAAAAAAACTAAAGGTTACATGCTAGGTGGCAAGACTAAAGGAATGTCTAATGGCGGTAAATTAAAAATGACCACCAATAAGCAGGGCAAAGAGGTTCCTTTCTTTGCTGCTGATGGCGTTGGCAAAATGAGTTCTGGGCGAAAAGTCCCAACGACTAAAGGTTATTTTATGGGCGGTAAGACTAAGGGCATGGCCAAAGGCGGTAAGACCGGAGGTAAAACAATAGCTCGCGGATCTGGCGCAGCAAGACCTCAAGAATTTGGAAAGAATGGCTAATGGCTATCGATAGAACTCTTCGCTCCAATCCACTGGTTGGAGAAGGAGGCGACATTGAGATTGAAATAGAAAACCCTGAGGCTGTTTCTATTGAGACAGAAGATGGCGGGGTTATTTTAGATTTTGATCCTGATGCAAGCACGCTAGCATCGCTAGGAATGCTTCCCCATGATGCTAACTTAGCAGACGTTGTCGATGATGCAGAGTTAAGTGTAATGGCATCTGAGCTTGTTGGGCAGTTTAAGTCTGACAAAGAAAGTCGTGCAGATTGGGAAAGAGCCTATGTTGATGGCCTAGATTTGCTTGGTCTTAAGAATGAAGACAGAACCACACCGTGGGACGGTGCTTGCGGGGTCTTTCATCCATTGCTTTCTGAGTCTGTAATCAAGTTCCAGTCTCAATCCATACAAGAGCTATTCCCAGCAAGCGGGCCTGTAAAAACTTCAGTTGTTGGCGCAATAACTGATGATAAAGAAAAGCAAGCTTATAGGGTTCAGAATTATTTAAACTACCTGCTTACAGAAAAAATGACAGAGTATCGCTCGGAAACCGAGAAGATGTTGTTTTCTTTGCCGTTAGCGGGCAGTGCTTTTAGAAAGATCTACTATGATCCCAGCATGGGCAGACCGTGCAGCATGTTTGTTCCAGCAGAAGACTTTGTTGTTAGCTATGGAGCGTCAGATCTAACAACCTGTGAAAGAGCTACTCACATCATGAAGCGGACTTCTAATGAGATCCGTAAGCTTCAGGTGTCTGGCTTTTATAAAGACATAGAGCTTGGGGCTCCTTCTAATGATGTCGATAGGGTTGAGGAAAAATATAATAGGCTGACTGGAGACAGCGCCAGTTACGATCTGGACTCAAGGCACACTATCTTGGAGATGCAAGTAAATTTAGACCTTGTAGGCTTTGAAGACGAAGAGGGCGGAGAGCCTACAGGCATTGCGCTGCCTTATGTTGTGTCAATAGACCTTGGCTCTAGAGAAATATTATCTATACGGCGCAATTGGTATGAGGGCGATAACCTAAAAACAAAGCGTGAGCACTTCGTTCATTACCAATATATACCCGGATTAGGATTCTATGGGTTTGGATTGATCCACATGATAGGTGGACTAGCCAAATCGGCTACATCATTACTCCGTCAACTAGTAGACGCGGGTACTTTATCTAATCTTCCGGGCGGACTTAAGTCTAGAGGACTAAGAATTAAGGGTGATGACACCCCAATCATGCCCGGAGAGTTCCGAGACGTAGATGTTCCGGGTGGAGCGATCAAAGACAACATCAGCTTCATGCCATATAAAGAGCCAAGCAACGTTTTGTATCAGTTGATGGGCGATATTGTAGAAGAAGGTAGGCGATTTGCCTCCGCAGGAGACGTTAAAGCTGCAGATATGAACGCAGAAGCCCCTGTTGGCACAACATTGGCCATACTTGAGCGGTCAATGAAGGTAATGAGCGCCATTCAGGCCCGATTACACGCCTCTATGCGCGTAGAATTAAGGATATTAAGTGGCCTTGTAAGGGATTTTGGGCCCGAAAAGTACCCATATCTGCCTGATACCGACGATTTAGTCTCTGAAGACTTCGATGATCGCGTAGATATCATTCCTGTCAGCGATCCTAACGCTGGAACAATGGCTCAAAGAATAATGCAGTACCAAGCAGCTCTGCAATTAGCGGCTCAAGCCCCAGAAATGTACGATATGCCGTTATTGCATCGTAAAATGCTAGATATATTGGGCATTCAGGACGCAGAAAAGATTGTTCCTACAGATAAGGACATGAAACCCACTGATCCTGTTAGTGAAAACATGAATATCATTAATGGTAAGCCTGTCAAAGCGTTTATCTACCAAGATCACGAAGCTCACATCCAGACTCACATGAGTTTGACGCAAAATCCGCAGGTTATGGAGATAATGGGCAAAAGCCCCAACGCAAACAAAGCTATAGCGGAGATGTCGGCGCATGTACAAGAGCACTTGGCGTTCAAGTACAGGCAAGAAATAGAAAAAGAACTTGGAGTAGAGCTTCCAACCCCAGAAGAGTCGCTGCCTGAAGATATTGAGTACAGAATATCCAGACTGGTAGCTCCTGCTGCGGCCCAAGTTACAGGTAAAGCGGCAAGAGAGCAGCAAGCGCAGCAAGCTCAACAAAAAGCTCAAGACCCTATAGTGCAAATGCAACAACAAGAGCTTCAGATTAAACAACAAGAAGTTCAGCAACGTGCTCAAGCTGAAATGGCTAAGATACAGCTAGATATGCAGAAACTTATGATGAAATCAGAGCTGGATAGAGAGCGATTAGACCAGCAAGAAAGATTAGAGACCGCAAAAATTGGAGCAAAGATAGCTGAGACTAATTCTAGGGAAGAATTAGAAGCTTCTAGGATAGCATCTCAAAATGAACTAGATGGAGCGAAGCTTGGTGTCCAAGTTGCTAAAGATATTATGGGAAATAAATGACAAAAGAAGTAGACATATTTGATTATTTGAGGTCAAATGTTAGAGATCGAATGAATGACATAAGTGATCACATTAGTGGTGGCGGATGTGAAGATTTTGCAGAGTACAAAAAATGCTGCGGAATTATTCATGGTTTAGCACAAGCTGAACGAGAGATACTAGACGCTAAGTCTCGATACGAGAACGCGCAATAACGACTCTAGGCGTTTCCTAGTGCAAGCGACTTCG